CTAATATCAGTTTTCACTTTTTTTTTTTATTTTCAATATTGTATAAACATTCTATCCATTTATGAAAATTATCTCTTCCATAAATCTTTTTCTTATCAAAAGATAGAGATGTATAATCCTCACACGTTTTTATAAAATTCCAAACTTCTTTTACTGAAGTAGGTTCTTTAGGGTCAACAATTTTGATATTAAAATATCTATAAAATATTTTATGAAATACATTTTGATTTTCCAAAAATTTTTCAGTTCTATCTCTAATACTTTTTGGAATAACGATATTGAGACCTTTATCAGTTTCTTTATCAACTTTTTCTTTATAGACATTTAATAATTTGTGTAGAAATATAAGTTTTACTTTTTCTAAAAATTCAGTTGTTTCATAATAGGTATTCGCTTTTCTATATGTAATCGGTCCGACACTTCTTCCAATTTTTGTTTCGTCATCTGTAAAGTTGGTAGGAAATCGTATATTAACCATACGACGATAATCTGCTTGTTGTGTTTGTCCGTCTAACTCCGGGTCTGTATTGAATTCCATAACAAAAGTTCCACTCATATAAAAACTGACTGGGTTTTGATTGAGAAATCGTCCAGTGAATTTTCCACCCCCAGTAAGATTTCGCAACATATTCACTTTTATATTTCCACCCACTTCTTTGAAATTAATATATCTTTTATCTTTTAGATTAAGCATATCCGGAGAAGGTCCATTCGCTCTTTCAGCACCTATATCTTTTAACAATCCGTTCCCGGGTTGATGGTAATAGTCTCCTAATATTATATCCATTAACGCTCCTATTAAACCTTTACCATTACCGCCCTGACCATTATACATAAATATTTTTTGATATAGTCTGCCATCCAAACCACTTGCGAGGGCGAGTAGAAGAAGGTCTCTATGTTCTTCATTTGGTTGGATATTTTCAAACATATTTGCTAATTCAACTGCCAACTCTTCAATTTCTTCGTCATTCCAATCAAGTTCTTTGAAATCATATTTCGTTGTCATAGTCATATAATCGTCATATTTATAAGGACGAAACAAACCATTTTTCAAATCATAAACACCATTATCAAACCCTAATAAGAAAGGATTTGAATTGAAATCTTTTTCAGCAACTTTAGCGTTTGATAATATATGGAAGATAATATCTTTTGTATGACAAGTTTTACTCGTATGGTCTCGTAGAATTTTTAATAAAATATTTTGGTCTGCTTCTGTGAGACCAATACTATTCTTAATTTCTTTTTCTATGTGATTATACAAATTTTCACTCAAATATTTTATAAGTTTATATCTTTTCTTTTCATTTGTTTCGTCATACCATCTTCCATTTTTGATTTCAAAATTACTATCCATATCACCATAATAAACATAAAGATTATCATTATAACGAATGACATAATTATTAAAGAGAGAAAGGAATTTCTTTTCTAATTTTTTAATAGAAATATCGTCAAACCATTCATCAAACGATTTTTCATCTTCGCATTTAGGAATTTCAAATTTCTCGTCAAAAGGTTTGACTGCGAATTTAATAGGAATTTGTGTTTTTGAAAGAACTGCTTTATTAATATCAGTAATAATATTTTCATACATATATTCTTTCAAAATCATAAAACCATCTTGTGAGGGTATGATTTCTTCTATTTTAAATCTTTTATTTTGAATTAACCACGTGATTGCGACCTCTTGTATGTGTCTCTCTATTGTTTGACACCAAATACCCATAACACCTCTTTTCGCTTCTTCGTCATTATTCCAATGATTAGGCGTTTGTTTGAGAACATCTTTTTTAATGTTAGGATTGTTAGAAGAGACAATTTCAATAACACTTCTTATTTCTCTTTCCAAATTTACAATTTCTTCTAATTTATTTTCGTCGTTTTCTGTGATATTATTTTCTCTTATCCAAGTATCATAAGACCCTCCAAACATAATAGTAAAGATAAGTTGTTTCGCAATATCTTTATCACAATCGTGATGGTCTTTAATTAATGCTCTGTAATATTTTGGATTATCAATATATTTTTTAAGAACGTTTAATTGAATACCATTATTTTTTGAGATGTGAAAGATGATATTAGGATGTGCGTTTTCCATATCAATATCAATGTAGTAATCATTCGCAAAAGTATGACGAGTAGGACGATGAAGAACACAAAGAGATATGTAAGCGAGAGGAATAACTCTACCCCATTTATGTTTTGGTAGTTGATGAGAAGTATGAAATTTTTGTATAGATTTATTAAATAATTCTTTGAATTTTTTGAGATGCTCTACTTCTGTATGATACATATTACCTTTTGGGGTTGAATATGATATACCCATATTATGTTTAATAAAACCATAAAGTTGATTAATATCAAACATTTCAGTAGTTTTCTGTTTTGAGAAAATAGTTGTTGTAAATAATTTCCTATCTAAACACCAATTAATTTGTGATGAGGTTGTCATATCTTTCTTAACAATTTTATTAGACGCTAAATCCGTTTCAATTTTAATTGTTGTCATTATATACTATTCTATATTATAAACTTTCTAAATTGTTTTTTTTATAATTTATATTAAAAAATAATATAAACTATGGGAAAGATTTACGAAACACCAATAAAAGCAGTTTTGTCGGCATACAAATTATTAACAATATCATTAAATAGTTCTGTATCGGCAGAATAAAGTTCTGCTAAATGTTTTTGAATGGCAACAACTTTGGGAAGATGAACTCCATACTTTTTCATTTCTTCAGTAGTCAATTTATTTTTATATTTACAATAATACGCTTTGTTTTTTGCTCTAATTTCTTCACCTTTTTCAGCATATTGTTGTCTTTTGTAATTTCTCATATATTCTCTTCTATCAATTTTTGGTTTCAAAGATGGTTCAGCAGTAGATTGAGTAATAAGTTCCATTATATATATTATTATTATATGTATCTGTTTATATTGTTTTCGTTAGTTTATATTATAGAATAGTATAAAAGGTAGAAAAGTGGAAAACCGAAGGTGTTTTTAGGTCGGTCATAAGGGAGCAGGCATATTTTTTAAAATGAAAATTTTTTTATTCCGCTGGACTTTTTATTCATTGACCTTCGGTTTTCTACCTCGGTTTTCTACCGCTCCTCTCCATTTCCTTTATCCTTTAGTATATACACTTTTATCACTCCCGGACTATCTTCGGAGGAATGCCCGGACATCCTATCTCATATTATTCAAATCTAAAATTTCTAACAATCCCTTACGAAATCTATTATCTTTATCTGCTTCCATATCTATCACTAACGGACTGAACTTCTCGGCAGTAGCGTATTCATACAACGCTAATAATTCTTCTTTTGTAATTCCTAAACCAAACTCAGAGAGAATAACATTCACCTCTCTATTTCCACTCAATTTGAGTAATATCATATAAGAACAATTATTACGAATAATTTTAGGTATTTTGAAAAAAGATTGACTAATGAAGATGACAGAGCAGTTAAGTTTGCGTGCTCTTATATAGTATTGTTCCACCATAGACAAGTCTTTTGACAGAACTAAATCATCCCAAATAACGAGATGGTTATAGTCTTTATCAAATTTGTCCAAAGGGGGAGTATTAGATAATCCCTCTTTAATGGTAATCTGTTCGCATTTGGAAGAAATCCATCGGTATAATGGTTCATCTTTATTACGTGTAATTATCGCAATAGTTTGGAACGTTCCCTTACTTCCACTACTGAATAAATGGAGTAAATTAATTAAAAAATTTGTCTTACCACTGCCGGACGGAGCAACAATACACGCCCGGAACGGCACTTTTAGTTTATGTAAATGAAAATTAGGGTTTTCTGCTTCGTCTAAAAACTCTTTCGGCATTTTTTCATAAAAATTGATAATCTGATTTCCATTCGGTTTATCCTTCTTTGGAGGCATATTATATATAAATAAACAAAATATTTTTTTATCTATCTATATTAATATGGCAGCGTATCCTCCTCCAACTTTGGATTTACCAATCTTTGATGATAGTGTATTTACATCTGCGAATAATGTCCCATTAACAATTACAACCGCATCACAATATTTTTTAAGATTTCCAAACGCTCAGGGCACCGAATACCTCCAGGACACATATATAGATGGTTTAGCAACCTTTAACGCGAGTGCTTTATTTTATGACGCTGGAGGAACAACATCTATTATTCAAAATGGAGCAGACCTCGTTTTTACTCCATCAGTTGCCGGAGGAGGTCTTCAAACAACAACAATACAAACATATCCAGAGGCGGACTCACAAAATCTCGCTACAATTGCTTATGTAAACGCTGCCGCCGGAGGACCGAGTGGAGATGTTTTTTTGTCAGCGACACAAACATTTACTGGAGTGAATACATTTAATAATGCCGGAGGTATAGTTATGTCAAATAGTGCGACAACCGCCACTACTACTTCCATATTTCAAAATAGCGATACAAATTGTCATATCGCCTCCTCTATTGTAGGAGGAGGATTACGTCTAACGGATCCAAATGTAGGCGCAACTTTGGCAGTTAATTCAAATGGTTTAACAATCAATAAAGGTCTTCAAATAGGTAATACTATTGGAACGAATATAGTTCAAATGGTGGCGGATCCTACAACAAATAATCAATTAAATATAACTGGAGCGATTAATGTTTCAAACACTCAATCATATCCACAAGCAAGTTCTCAAATATTAGCAACTCTTTCTTATGTCAATAGTGCGATTAGTGGTCTTACCAATTTACTCACATCTAATAATATATGGACTGGAACAAACGCCTTTAATACATCTACTCCAACTACTACAATTACTCAAACATATCCTCAATCTACAAATACAACACAATTCGCTACAATTGCTTATGTAAATAGTGCTGCCGCTGGTGGAGCAAATACTACATACACACAAGTATTTACTGGTAATTTTAATAGTGGTTCATCAATAACAATTCCTACTGGTTGTATTGGTTTTAATTGTTCTATAATCGGAACTGGTGGAACTCCTTTATCTTATTTTATTGGTGTTCCGGATGCTACACATATAGATTACTATTATCAAATACCAGCAACCGCTGGTGGAGCACAAGTATCTATTTCTAATGGAAGAATAGGTATTCCCAAACAACTAACATACAATACTTCAACTTTACAGATTTTTACTAATGTCGCAGGCACAAATGGAGGGACCGTTTCACAATTAGTTTTAAATGGAAATATTTTGGCGGAAGCAAAGAATGGAAACCCTCCTGTAAGTTCCACGCAGGGAGGTTCAGCAACAACTGGAACACCTTATAGTAATCCAAATTATACTTCATTTACTACATTTCAGGGAGGAGTAGGACAAGCAAATAATGAAAGTTATACAACTATGAATGTAGGACAATTAGGCGGTGGGAATATTGGAGGAGGTATTGCTGGAAACGGACAAACTGGTTCAGTTCAAAATCAATATGGAGCAGGTGGATTATGGGGTTCTTTGGGAGGACCGAGTTACGGCATGCCTATTGTTTCTGCTTCTCCTATTACTTATGGCGGATGTATAATTACTTGGTTTCTCTAATTTTATTTTATTAAGTTATATTATATGACAACAACAAACACAACACAATTGTTTATAAGTAATGGTTTATCACCAACTCCGCCTACATCTTCAATCTTAATAAATTATGATGGAATTGTTTTAGGAGGTGATTTAACAACTACTCCTATATACGCTACATTAGGTCAAAATGGATTATCAACTACAAACGTTAATGGATTTAATGTTTTAAGTCCTTTCAATATGAACGGAAATGATATAACACTTTGCTCTTCTGTAAGTAATAGTCAGGGCAATATAACCATTTCTTCTGTTGCGGATGATGTAAATCTATCCACTAATGCGATTTGTTCTATCGTTGCTGGAACAACAAATATATCTGCGAATGATATATTAAGTATAACTGGAACTACTGCTGTAATTATTGAAGGAACAAATGACCTTATCAATCTAAACGCTCAAAATGGAGTATTTGTTAATAAAGTTGGCAGTAGTGGAGGGGACGGACAAATAACCGCAAATACATTCAACGGATATTTAAATGGCACCGCCGCCCAAGCAAGTTCTGCTACGACTTCAACGACTTCAACAAATTCTAATAATATTTTAATTACAACTGATAATACGAGCGGAACTTATTACATACCTTTTTCAAAGTCAAGTGGAACTGCTAATAAAGCATTATTCCAGGACGATACAACAACGCCATTAAGTTATAATCCTTCTACTTCTACTTTAACTGCTACAAATTTCTCTGGATTATCATCAAATTCTACAAACGCAACAAACGCTGTCAATTGCTCCACTACATCTACTACCACCTCTGGAACATATTATCCAGTTTTTGTATCAAGTAATATCACTGGAAACTATCCAAATTTAGTCGGAGTTATGACGTATAATCCGAGTTCCAATACAATTACGGCGAATACTTTTAATGGGGCGTTGAGCGGAACAGCAACGAGTGCTTCTGCTATTACTTTGACAAGTGATAATACGAGCGGAACATATTATATTCCATTTGCTAAATTATCTGCTGGGTCTGCGAGAGCGTTATATTTAGATGATACAACTGGACCGCTTTCATATAATCCTTCAACTTCTACTTTGACTTCTACAAATTTTTCTGGATTATTAGATACTGGTGGATTAGTTTATTTATCAACATCTCAAATTGCGATTACTGGTTCAGCGTCCGCACAAAATTTAACTTTTTCTTCTATTTTTAATTCTACTTATAAAAATTATAGAGTTGTATTGAATTCATCAACACAAGTAAGTTTTACTGCTTATCCATCATATTCTCTCGCTGGATGGTTGGGAACTTCTGTTCCAACAACCGGTTCTCTTTATGGTAATGAGTTAGTTAGTTCTGCTCCTGCTGTTATTACTGCCGTTTATACTGCCGGCGCAACTCTATCATCTGCTCCATTATTATTTGCGGTTTCTGCTTTGACTAATAAACAAATTATTATAGAAATTGAAAATGTTGGATTTGCGAATACTGCTACGCAAGTTGTAGGATTGAAATGTAAAAGTTTTTATGGTAATCCGGGAGTTAGTGGATATAGAGACGCACATATTATATCTTCTTCTTTGAATGGAGCAACGATTAGTGGTATAACCATCCAACAGAGTTCTTTGGGAGTAGGTAATAATATGACTATTCAAGCGGTCGTTTATGGGTATAAATAATCTCTTAATAATATATGGATACAAAAACGTTTGACGGAGTTTTTTGGTCTTTTGTAATTACATCCGTTATAGGATGTATTT